CATTAGATTACCTACCTCTACCCCATATAAGGCTCTGTAATGGCTTCCTACGCCCTCTGCATAGGCACTCATGCCTAGTCTGTGGGTGTGGCCACATAAAACTGACTTACCCCACTTCTTAGCGAGGTTAAGGGCAGTAATACCCGCGTGCTGAGACATGTTGCCTTCATCGCCATGGGCTAACATCCAGCCCGGCTCAAACTCATAGGCTTCTTTGTGATAGGTCATGCCCATATCGGCAAAGCCCATAAACTTTGGATACTGCAACTCTGGCAAGCTGATTAAGCCAGGTACTTTTAATAAAGTGTTGTAAAGCCTGTCGGTATGGTTGCTTCGGATAATGTGGCACTCTTTAGAATACTCACTTAGATCCCAAAGGATCTCTTTAGTAAGTTCACGATCTTGGTGAATGGTCTGCTTATAAGCCATAGGTGTCCCCTCGGCCCACTTGCTAATTGTATTAAAATCAATTTCATCCCCGACCACCAATACAGAATCAAACTTCTCCTTACGTGCTAACTTGATTACATTCTTTACAGCTGCTTCGTGATGAAATGGGATTTGTAGGTCACTTATTACTAAGTATCGCTTAATCTTCATCCTCTTCTGGAGTAGGTATGGATGGGATAATGCCATTATCGCCTACTACCCAGTCGGGCATAGACGATGGACTATCCATTAAAGCCAGTGCAATAGGCTCACTAAATCCAGCCTTACGTGCAGCCTTAAACATCTCATGCTTGGCAATATAAAACACTTCTAGCTTAGATAAAGGATCGGGTGATTTACGCACCACGCGCCTATTGATTTTCTTTCGCTTACGTGTGTTAGCCATATTAAAATTATGACTTACTAATTAAGATAAAGAGATCATCGACACGCTTTTCTAATCTATCGATGGAGTCACGAAGGCTTGATCCAGAATTGGGCTTAAGTTCAGATAGATAAGATTTAATAACCCAGCGCAGACCCACTAATAAACTTGTTAGTATGGCGCAGACGCCAACGCCTAAACCAACCCACTCGTTCGGGCTCATGCTTCATCTGCACCGATGCCATAGGCACTATCGGATTTATCTAAAGCCCTAGCTGCTGGACCTGCTAATGCTGCAACAATCACAGACACAGCAGGATCTAAACCTAATTCATTACTTGCTAAGAATGTTAAGAACGATACTAATACCCCACGTGCGTAGGATTTTAGTATTGCCTTATGCTTGTCGGTCAGCTTCATTTTGCTCCTCATCTGGAATGTCGATCTCCTCGACAATGTTTTTGTTTGGTTTTGATTCGTCATAGCCGCCTAGGCCGTAAGTAATTATTTTCATTATGCAGACCTTATATAAACAAACGGAGCACCAGTAGTTGCAGTTAATGTGCCAGCATTGGCAAAAGCACCAGTTACTGACAATTGGAAAAATCCTGCTAATTGATTTGCAGTCGGAGTAGTGTTTGCATTAATTAATAAATTAGCAACAGATTGTGAGTTAGCGTTTCCAACATAAGCAGCAATTGTAGGGGCTGTTCCTTGTTGGCAAAATGCTAACCAATAAAAACCAGTTGCTAACGTCTGACTTATTGTTATTTGATAAACAGTGGCGGTAGCGGCAGGAGTTACAGTTCCAGCATCTAAAATTAAAGTGCTAGGTGATCCTGCTGAGTCGCTATAAATACCGAGTCTTACTGTTGTTGTTCCAGAAAATGTTGCCTGAGTTGTGCAAGCAATTCTATCAAACGTGTTGGATGTATTTACAAATATAGGAGTATAATAAGTAACTTGGTGTGAAATTGTTTGAGTGCCGTATTGTGCATTAGGAGTTTTGTAATATAAACCTGCTCTGTAAGGAAGTTGAACTCCTTTAACTAAAGATGAATCATAAGCAGTTTTAACAGCATTTGCAGTTGCAGCAGTTGTAGTGCTTGTGCTAGATACTGAATCAGTTAATTGCAATACTCCAACAGCAGATGTTGTTCCAGTAGATACCGAAAGGTCTGCAGCTGATGAAGTGCCTGCATTTGTTAATGGGGCATTGACTGTTACAACGCCTGATGAGCCTTGTGCGCCAGTCGCTCCGGTTGCACCAGTAGCCCCTGTTGCTCCAGTAGCACCATTAGTGCCGTTAGTGCCGTTTGTACCATTAGTGCCTGCAGGTCCTTGCGTGCCTACTTCTGACACAGTAACTGTGTTAGTGACAGGCGTAACTGTTACAGAATTGACTACCTCAGTAACTGTTAAGGTGTTATCACTCATCTAGTTACCTCAGCTGAGACTATTGCAGAGCCTTCAATCAAACGTGTAACAACGCCAGCACCTGATGTAATCTCTAAGTCATAGACATATAGATCTGGCAATAAAGCTGTTGTCTGTGTAGCAGTAATAGTTATGTTTATCAATCCTGTAGCACCTGTAATAACAATGCCAGAAGAAGGAGAAGATAAAGATAGGCTTGCGGTTGCTGAACTGACTGTTTTTCTTAACTGCATAGCAGCTGTATAACCAGTCAGGTTTATAGCTGTGCCAGCACTGTCTTTATAGCTTAAAGCCAAAGTGTATGTTGCACCTTGATCTATTGATATGTTATATGTACTAGCCAATTTGTCCCCCTAGAAGTGGTATGTCAAACTCTTTACCATCTTTATCACCGGATGGATTAAAGCTAACGTGGATGTGTTTAGTGTGTTTGTTATAGCCTGAATACTTACGCCACTTAAAGTTAAGTATCCTGCTAGCAATCATGCCGTTATGTATTACGTAAGATATGCGCTTATCGGTTTTTGCACAGATTCTGATTTGGTCAGCCAGATAAACCGAGAGCCCCTCGGATGAATCCAAGCGAGAATCAATATCAATGGCTCGCACGCATCCGGTCTGGTCTGGATTATGATCCGATTTTCTGGCGGAATGACGAGCATCACCAACCCACCCATCACTGGTAGTGCGCCTATCTGGATACCAGGTAGTAACGGCATCCCTAAGCTCTACTCCTGCTGCACATAACCAAGGCTTCATTATAAAAGAAGTAGTGCGGCTTCCTCAGCTGTAATGCCAAGTTTGTTTAATAAAGCGGCTTTAGCAGTTGCCTTTGCTTCAGCTTCGGCTTGTATAGCCTCATTAACTTCTTTATTATTTTTGCGCTCATCTTCATAAGCCTTAATTTCATCTTTGGTGTAATCTCTTACAGTTGTTTCACCTGTATTTAAATCATAAATTGTGTGTTGAAGTGTCATTTTATCTCCTTAGACCGCACCATAGATATACATTGTGCCTGCATTAAAAGCAGTTCCAGTAGTTGAAATTGTTAATGATGAAACAACGGCACTATCAGTTGATGTGCCAGTTCCAATTCTTCCAGCCGCACCTGTTGCTCCGTTAGGTGCTGCAAAAGTAGCTTGTGTAATGATTTTGACACCAGCTGTGTTGGCCCCTTCAATATAAAAATAACCATTCATATCTTGGTTGCCTACTGTGCCATTATCCATAAGTTTGAATGGAGCGGTTGCATCTGTAACTGGCACAATAGTTGAAAAAGTTGTAGAAACATTGACAGTTGAACCATAAAAATTAGAGCCTGTGGTTAATGAGTTAATCTGTAATTTAGTTGTATTATTTCCAGTATCAGTAACTCTAATGTTTTTGAACATAACATAAAGATTATCGTATCCACTCAAACCTGATACAGTCGTAGATGTTCCGCTTGTTAAAGTGCTAGTTGATAACAATGAATAAGATTTGGCTGATCCACCACTAGCAGAAACCCAAGCAGCACCAGTGTAATACTCAGTGCTATTGGTGTCTTTTAAATAAGAATACTGTCCCTCTTGTGGTGAAGTAATTGCAGAAGTTCTAGCGGCTGCAGAAGCAAACACTAAAACACCTTGCATTAAATAACCATTAGTATCACCAGCGGTCAATACATCACCGGTAGTGAAAGTCTTAAACCCTAATCCAGCTGCCATTTTGTCTCCTTAATAACTTAATACATCTTCACTTAAGACACCATAATCTATGTTGCCTATTATAAACCCATCTATGATCGGTTCTAGCGTTGTAAACACTGTTTTCCAACTATTCGGGGTTATGTTCATGGCTACCCCAAAAATCTGTAAGGTCTTGTCCAGGGTAGATCCGCCTGGCTGAGTAGTGATAACTGTAATCGGATCAAAGAAGTCTAGGTTTAGGGCTGCAATTATGCCCGTGTTGTAATCAGGCGTGTATAGGTCTAACTCAACGGCATCGCATCTGATGCTGGTTTCAGCTCTAGAAGCCACATAAGCCTGGGCATAGTCCAAGGCCACAGCATCAGTCTGCATCAATAGGTTATTTAAGAAGTAAGAATGAATAAAGTATTTAGCAATAGAAGCTGCATTGGTCGCTACCTGAGCAGTACCGCCAGTCCTAGTAACTGTGGCTGAATTGAATACTAAGGTATCGTCTAGTTTCCATACAGCGTTGGCATATTTAATACCTGTGCCATCATCTGCAAAGAGTGTTGGTGTGCCACCTATGGATGAGACAGTTAAAGATCGGTCTTGGAATACAAATGATCCAGTAGCATCTACATAAACTGCGCCATACTCACTATCGGCCACTGTTTGTAATGCAGCTAAAGAAGTCCTGGTAGTGCCAGGATCTGCCTGCATTGTAGTTAGACCTGCATCTACATCACGCATTGATGATGGCCATGAGATCTGATCTAAGATTTGGTTAATCCTTGTGCCTGATAAGTCGCCAGCAGTAGCACCAGCAACTGTAGAGATCTGGGCATTCTGAGCCAGCCTGTAAGCATCTACGGCCTGTATGGTGGTGTAGGCAACCTCTGTTGCATCTTTAGGCTGAGTGTTTACATAAGATGTAATAAAGCCTGAAAAAATTGGATATGTTACTCCTGAGTAGGTTGCAGTTATTGCTACCTTCTTCATAGGGGTGAGCAATTCATAATATGGCCCTGCTGGATTCTGTGGGTTAAAGTCGCCATCTTGATCTACTATGCGTAAAGTCATTGTGCCAGTTTGGACAAAGCAGTACGGCCTCTATTAGTTTGAATTGTATTAACTCGATCAGATACGTCAACAATTACAGCTGTTCCATCTGCTAATACGTTAGTGCCAAGTATGCCTGACCCAAGTATTAAAGCCTGTGCAAAACTAGGTCCAGTGCTAAAGTTAATAACCGCGTTGACTACTGGTACGGCCATTAGAAGCCCTGCCCGGCAGGTACTGTGCTAAATCCATTCTTAGTAGCAATTTGAATTGATTCGGCAATAGCCTGGCTTAATCTGTCGCCAGTAGATGTAGTATCAACAGTAATAACAATTTCTTGCGGTGCGCTTGATCCGCCACCTGGTGTAAAACCTAATGCTAAACCTAGACCCATAGCCTCTGCGCTTGTGCCAAAGTTAGGATTGTTTATTGAAGTGTTGGCTAGATTACTGACATTAGGGAATCCGCCAGTACCGGTAATTGCACTTCCGCTCATTTGGCTAGGGCTTACGCCTAGACCAAGTAACACCTTTTGTCCTGCAGTTAAAATCATGGCAGCAGCAGTGTTCATGGCTGTAGATAGTTGATCTACGGCTTTAACACCATTCATCTCAGCTAGTAACTTCTTAGCCAAAGCCTCGTTGTTATCTAGAATGGCTAACTGAGCCCTAATACGTAATTTAGTCTCTTCATCGGTAGCAGCGTTAAGAGCTACTGTTAAACCAATACGCTCTAGATCAAACTTGTCTTTTAGTTTGTCTATTTCAGTGCGTGCCTTGTTTGATGATGTAAGAATGGCTAGTTCAGTTTTACGAGCAGCTGTAGTTTTAACAGTTAATTGATAATCTTTAACGCGAGTAGTAGATGCACCAGGCGCTACTGTTGCAGGTTGTCTTCTAAAAAAATTAGGATCTTTAATATTAAATATGTTTGCAGTCACTTTAGCAA